GAACTTGTCGAGCCATTGGATCATTAGTGCCTTCAAAAATAGCACTTGCAAAAACAGCAGTTCCAAAAATAGGAGGGAGAGGAATACCTAGTAATACTATATCCGCAGGCTGTGAAACATCAACGTCTACAAAGTCATATTGAGTTCTAAGTGTAGGAGCAAGTACGCCTTCAGGAGAAACAGAAAGTTTTAAGTACTTCATAGTCTTTCTAGTTCCAACATCTCCAAAGTCTAAAAACGGTGTAGTATATTTAGCTTCAATGTTAAATGCAGACGCTTCGGCTGTAAAAAAGTTACCTGAATCGTGATTATAAATAAACCCGTTCTTATCACCGTGATGAAGTTTTTCAACTCCGGTTGAACTAAAATCAGATACGATAGACGAACACTGTATTCCTTTTGTTTCAGCCCACTCAAAACCGTTCTGAGTTAAAGTTCCAATAATGCCTTTAGCACTTTCAATAGGCCCACCTACTGTAGAATAATACAATCTATACTGAGAGCGTCTACGCAATACACAACTTGTAATAACAAAATCATCAATGTCTTTAGCGATTGTAGAGGTTACAGAGTGTATCTGTCTGCTTACTGATCCTAACTCAACGTCACCAATACGGGCTGTTGCTGCAATAGATCGAATACCATCTGGACTTAAAAACACCAGATCACCACCAATTTCTTGAATGCTGTGGTGGCTCAAGCAACCTACGTTTTTAGCAATAGGCACAACAGCAATGTTTTGTGAGTCGTTTATGTTTATTAACTTATAGATACTGTTCTTACAGAAGACAATTAAGTCTGTTCGGAAACTTTTAAGTCCGACTACTTGATCATCAATAGCAATGTTACCAGAACCAGTTCCTGAAAAAGAAGAAGGGTCTAACGTAGCACTATAATAAATAGTGTTTTTAGCCGTAGGAGACCCCGCAGTAACAAAGTGCTTGTCGTGAATAACTCCGAAAGAGGGCGCAGTTGTTCCGCTTACAGTCACTTCTTCTGCAAAATAAGTTCGGCCTGATAATGCACCAGAGCCTGTCATTTTAAATAAGAACGGCTTGTTCTGTGAATCACATACCAGAACCTGTCCGTATTCTTCGTTGCCTTCAAAAATCTCGATTGAACACTGTTTTTGATTTGTTCTTGTGAGTGTTGATCGACCATTGAATGTAGAGAAGTTATCTCCACCGCCTGCTACGCTTGCTTTATTAATTTGTATCCATGTAGTTCCTTCAAGCGTAAAGAAAATATCTGTTCCTGTACATGCAATAAGACCATCAGCATAGACAGCTAAGCCTAGTACAGGTGTATTTGAATTGGGTCGGTTATTACCAAAAGCAGAATAGCCATTTATGCGTCTATAACCGCCATCGGGATCGACCTCAAAGTTTAAAAGCTCTGTGGCAAATCCCGGCTGTCCTAACATTTCAAGTTGGTTTAGGTTAGTATTTAACCCGCCCTTACATGAAATACCAAAGGGTTGTGAAGCAGCCATTAAACAAACCTCATTCTGTCATCTACCATGTTAGTTGGCACAGGCTCAACAAGATTAGAACGCATGCTGCGTAGTCCTTTCTTATAATCATCTAGAGCAAAAGCGGCTGACTGCGGGTTGTCTTTAAACTGCCACATGTAGTATCTAGCTCTTGCAAGCAATACAGGATAGTAAACATCAGCAAATAAAAGAGTATCACCGTGTGCAGATAGTCTTGCAGGTGCAGCCCATGCATAAAACCATGTACGATATTTTTTATCAGGGATAGGGCTAAGTCCAAACTTTCGAGAATCTGGACTGCGTATTACGTGGGTCGGTTGACCGTGTTGTTGTGCGTCTGCATCGTCTAAGTTTTCTGCGACTCTGCGATAAGTTTTCCACTCGTCAATAGAAGTAAAGCCTAAGTTACTTGCTGTAAAAGGAGCTACTTCATCTGTTACTCCTACAGTAGTGAGAAAGAAGTTGTCCCAATCTATAGAATTATAATCTGTTGTAGTGTTAGAGCTGGCAGGTTTTAACTCGTACCAACGTGTACCTGCTACTGTCTCTACATATACATTGCCGTACATGGGGTCTGAAGTTCCACTTTCAGCGACAGCTAAAAAAGGCCACTGTGGTTCAGAATTAACTATGTCAAAATAAGCTCTGTTGATAACATCTTTAGCGTGTTGTTGTACGCTTCTTGCAGCAGCAAAAGTAGCAGAGGTCAGCGCAACTTCATTCAACTCTCGCAAGAGTTCATTTGTTAAATCTAAGAAGGTTGTTGCCATTAGTTATACTGCCTTTGATTTAGTTGCGGGGCTTTCTTTCTTACCCCAGATTGCGTCCCAATTTGTTTCATATTTTTCTTTGTTCTCAGGTTTGTACCAGCTCCCTGTATCTCCTAAGTTTTTTCCTTTCTTCGCGCCTTTGATCATTACAGGCTTTGTGTTACTTCCTACTAAAGGCATAATATCTCCTTAAAGATCAGGGGGCTTTTACACCCCCTTCTCTCAGTACTTACTTAGTCGATACCGTAGAACGCTGAAACCATTGCTTCAGGACGTAATACTTTAGCACCATAAACGTGCAAGCCGCGACAGATGTCACCAAAGCTATCTGGGTCACGAAGGACTTCAGTGCTTGTGATGGTCTGTGCAGTAGCTGTAGAACTAATGTGTCCACAAACTACCTGACCCGCTGCGTTGCTAGGAGTAGCAATGTTGTTAGACTTGTACATGTCAAAGCCACGTAGCTTACCAGTAGATACTAGACCGTTACGGATAGAACCTTGACCAGCGTTAAAGTCAACAGACATAAGCTTAGAGCTTGACTGACCTAACTGCTCGTAAAAGCTCGGTGGAGCTAAGAACCAACGACCTTCTTCAGGGACATCTTGCTCGTCAAGTAGACGCGCCATGTATGCCATTAGGTCTAGAGGATCGTGCTCGTTAGTACCGAAACCAATGTCTAGGTTACCAGTGCCGTCAAAAGTACCAGCAGCAAGGTCAGTAGCATTGTCGCTACCTAGAATGTGGTTAGGGCTTGAAGCTGAAACACCAGCGATCATCTTAGCAATAACACCTGCGTCAAATGCGTCACGCAAAGCGTAAGCAGCAGATGAAGCAGCAACTTCTTTAAAGTTAACGTGAGACATAGAAGTTTCAATGTCATCTACAATAAACTTAAAGGCGTTAGCTGTGTCAACAACCAAAGTAGTTTCCTGATCGGTAAGTGCTGTTTTAGTTACATCTGCACCACGCTCATAGTTGACTACGGTAATTACTGGCTCTTTGATAATCTTTACAGAATCACCAAACGCAGTAATGTCACCTGCATAGTCAGTATTAGTAATAGCTTCACAAACAGAAGATTTACGGAAGAAGTTTAGAACCTTCTTTGAGTAAACTTTCGGGAGGAAGAATGAGTTAGTTTGACCAGTGACAGAATTACCAAAGTTACCGTTGGTGTCTGTGCTTTGTTCAAATAGTGCATCGGATACGTTAAAAGCCATGTTATGTTTTCCTTAAAAGACAAATTAGATTATGGTATTACTCTACCTTCCATGACAGCGTCATCAATCTCGCTTTCGTATTTATCATACTGATTCATGGTAAGGGCAGAGATTTCCCGTTGAGTCCAAATCTTCGGCTGTTTTGTGTCTACACTAGTTGTTTTAGTAGAAACAAAATCTGCTGCTGAAGATTTAGGTTGTGACTGTTTTCCCTTAGCTCTGGGTTTAGAACTGATTCCAGTTTCCATTTTATAAAGATCAATAGCTTTGATAGCTAAAGCGACATTATCAGGGTTTTCATAAATCCAGCTTTGAATTGCTTCAGGCTGTTCTGTAGCCCATGCATGAAATCTGTCATCTCCTCGTATCTCATCAAAATCAGGATGACGAGACTTTAGAGTTTCTTCAGCTTCTCTGCGTTGAACGGCTGTTTCCCTTTCTTCAAGGACAGACATTTTGTGCTTTAAAGCTTGCATCTGTTGTTCACCTTGTTGGTAAGCTACAGTCTCCACAGTTTCATACAGATCAGGATATTGCTCTCTAAAATCATTAAGCTCTTCAACTGTCTTAGGCGGAGCATAGGCTGGTTGCCTTTCTATTGCTGCTGCTGTAAGTTCTTGTTCTTTCTGCTTAAAGGTTGCAATTTTCTGATCATAGTGCTTTTTTAAATCATCATATCGTTTTTTATAATTGGTTCCTTTTTCAGGAGTTCCTTCTTCTTGAGGGGCCGCTTGCATGCGGGTAGCCTTAGATTTAGGTTCTTCTGCGTAGAATAACCCTCCTGCATCTCCTCGACTAGGTGCGTCATCAACGTGCCAGTCTTTACGAGAATTATAGGGGTTAGCTTGTTCTTCAGTTACTTCGTCCATTGCTTGAGACATTTGTCACACTCCTGTAGGGGCTTGTCAGTCTTTTCAAGGTAGCTGTATTGTTCGCGTTCAACACAGGGTCTCGATACTTCAAGGTAGCCTTTAGGTTAATTAAAATAATAAGGGGTTCAAATTAATGAAGTGGCCTTATTTCAGTACACTCGGCATGCGGTTAGCACTGAGCATTTGTTTTCTCAGGTCATCTTGCGTTGACTTCATCTGTTCCCCACCATACATCATTTTCTCATCTTGCATGGGATCAAGAGTTAGTCCACCGAACGCTTTCTTCATTAAACCACCGTCATAGGCTTTCTCAGCTTCGTCCATCATAGTTTGTAGCTGATCAGCGCCCATTTGATCGGTAGCCTTTTTGGTGAAAACAAATTCACCATCCGATAACCTTGCGGGAATCGAATCTGATACTCCAGTGCCAAGGCCACTTACTTCGCCTTCGCCAGAGAACTCTCCTGCAACATCCATAACCTTATCAAAGATGCCACTTAGACGTTCATCACCTTCTAGAACGCCCATTAAATATTCTTGCTCTTCTGTATCTAAAGACTCGCCTAGTACATAGCCTACGTAGTCTTCTTCCATCTCATCATCTGGTAGCTGTGAAGCTTCTGCCGCTTCTTTCTCATCTTCTGGGATGTTGTCGTATGTGTCTTCAGGCATCTCGTCTTCCATTTCCATTTCAGGAGGCATGAGCATAGAGCCTTCAGCGTACTTTAGTTTTCCACCTACATTTTTAGCTTCGCGTACATTATACTCACGACCTTCAAATTCGAAAAACTCTGCTTTTTCTTTTTTAGCTTCTCGTTGAGCTTCTCTAAAAGCTTTTCCACTATCACTATCTTTTTTATAGGTAGGATAGTCTTCAGGATTTATTCTTTCTTCTTCAGAGTCTGACATGACTGCAAGAGTCCCTGCACCGCCTAATAATGTTCCTGCTCCTAATCCTGCTACTCCAGTTACAGCTTTATCATCTCTTGAAGTTTTTGTAGCTCGTATTAAAGATTTAGTTTTTTCTTGATTTTCAGTTGCAGATTTTAAAACGCTTGTTACAAAAGCATCTAAATCGCCTTTGCCCCCACCACCAGTAGCATAGTTTTCAAACTTGTTTAAATCCCGCTGTTCAGACTTATTGTTTTTTAAAATTTGGTTAAGTTTATCAAAATTATTATCTTTGACATCATTAATAGCTGTTTGTATTTCTGCTCTTTTAGGTTCTTTTCCTTTTTGAACACTTTTGCTTTTTTTCACAGCCTCTACAATTAATTTTATTATGCCGCCTCCCCTATACTCTTCACGTTCAGGAGAACTTAACATAGAGCCACCAGACATTTTGCCTTCTCTTTGATCTTTTATAAATCTTTCGTCAGCTTCTTTTAGCTTTCGATCCATTTCTTCTTGATCTAACATTTCTTGATGTTCTTTAGCATCTTCAGGCGACATAAATTGTTCGGGATCTTCTTCAAGATCTTGAATTGTTCCTCCGTCCTGATACGCGCTACGTTTTTTCATCTGCATTTTATAACGCTTATCGTCAACGGACTCACCGCCCATGTTATACATCTTATTCATATCTAAGAACCTTCTGGTCGTTGTTTGGCTTCTTGTATTTGTTCTTTCAGTTGTAGCAAATTACCCAGAGAACTCACTCTCCCCTGCTTGCGGTACAATTCCAGTTCCGATGTTGCCACCGCCAGTGCCTGTAGCTCCAACATTCGGAGGCTGTTGAGATGCTCCTTGAGGGCTTCCCATAGCTCCTTGTTGTTCGTCAGGGGCGACAGCTTCGCCGCCATTTGCTTGTCCAACATTTTGCGCTCCTATAATTTGTGCCATCATTGCCGCTTCTTCTGGATCATTAAGAATCTCATCAGGGTCAAGATCAAGGCTGTAAGCTAATTCACTTACAATCTTAGAGATCTTAACGAACGGTGCGATAGCAGGATTCTGAGCAGTCTGTAAGAACATTGTTAATCGCTGACTGCGTACTTCTTTTTGCATAAGGCTGTTTGTACCCATTGCACTTACTTCTAAATCACCTTCAATAGCTAACTCGCCTTCAAAGAACTGCATGTTCCACTGGTAATATGACTTACCTAGTGGACGTAACAAGAAATCATCTATGTTTTTAACTACAGTTTTAATGTTAAGACTTGCCGCACCTAGTAGCATCGACATACCAGAGGCTGTACGAGTCATAGACTGTACGCCTGTCTGTCCGTGAGAGTAGCTAGGTATACCTGTCTGCTCATCTGCAAGCTGACGGAACTTATCGAACATCTGCAAGTTTTCTTGTGTTGTATTAGGGAACTTAATGCCATGAATAGCTTGACCTTGCATTCCTGACTGCCTTCTAAACACTTTTCCGGGATATATTTCCATAGATTGTCCACCTACTAGGGCAGACTCATCAACGTCAAAGACTACTGAGCCAGATAGCGCAAGATTATCAATAGCCATACGTGCATGACCATTCATTATTTGTTGCGAATCGTCCATATTCTCAGCAACGCCAATACCAAAGAAAGAATAAGGATTACGCTCGTAAGGAAAGGCATTGTATGGGAGTCTGTACGGAGTGAATGGATTAACAACCCCACGTAACAGCTTGCCATTACTAACCCAAGCATTAACCTGTACTTCATCTAAATCGTCTACCTCGTCTGGGAGTTCCATTCCTGCTTCTCTAGCGTATTGTGCGTCCATTACGCCCCAGTACTCCAATACTTCAAAAAGCCCATCACCGTACTCTTCTGTGTGGTGGTTGTCCTTCAATTCAGTCTCATAGTCTTTTTCAGTGTAGTTAGATCCCATAACTAAACATTCGCGGATCTGATCTTTGTTGAAATGAGGTAGCTTTGCTAGACCTCTAAGCTGTGAGCGGTTCATTTTGTGGCGGTGAAAAGTGTATTCGCAGTCTTCCATTGTTGTTGCATTAGGATCTGGAAAGAAGTCCCAGATACTTACAAACTCAATGCGCGGTACACGTACTGATAGCGGATTGTACGTTCTTTCGCCTGTCTCTTCGTCTTTTTCCCAACGACTAAGAGTTTTATTAAAGTTAAATGGGCCTTTAACAACTCCTGTGCCAAACAACGCAGACTCAAACAACGCATTACGCAGTTCAGAAGAGCCATTAGACTCTTCGATCTGGTCATGTATTAGTTTTTCCATAAGTCTAGCGGCATCTTTAGCCGGAGCAAGCTGTAAAGCCTGTGGATCAGGGTTAGGGCCATCTTTAAACGCTACACCTGCTTCGTCTAAAGCATTTTCTAACGCTGATTCACCTGATGAGAACGTAGCTCCTGCTTTTAAAACCTTACCATCACCTTCATAGCCTACGTCAAAAGGGTTTACAACCTCTTCTGGCGTTTCTTCTTTTTGTTCTGGTTCAGAAGTTTCAATACTAGGAGCATTATCTAAATGTTTATACGTAGAAACACCTTCAGGAACTTTGGTTTCTTTAACGCCTATCGGGAACTGACCTGTACCAAAGATAACATCTACTAGCTGACCAAAAGCCGCAATGACTTTAGTCTTAGTTACTTTAATAAAGACTCTAGACTTCTCAGACTCTCGGAACCTTACACTCTTGCCGTAAAGTCCACGAAAGTTATGGTAGGCTTGGAGCCATCGAGCTTCATCATGCTCTCTGGCCCTTTCTGCTTGTGCAAAACGATCTTCTACCAAGCCTACAAATTTGAGTCGTACAGCTTCTTCAAGGGTCAGGTCAAGACCACTCTCGCCTTCTACTGGCGAAAAGTAAATCTCACCTGCGTTTCCGAATAAACCGTTCTCTTCTTCACTCATTTAAGTTTTCCTTAGAGTTCTTGGAACTGAGCAATATAAGTAACAGTAGTAGCGGCAGTTGCAAGGTCTGCTCCAATTGGTCGCAAAGTAATAAAGACATTACGAGCCGCGGCAGAGTACAAAGCACCTGCAATAACAATAGCTTCGGTAGTTGCGGGGCCACCTTTAGGGCCAACTCCGGTAGTAGCAAACTGGTTAGCCGCTTTACCGTGTGAGTTTTCAATCAGATATAAAGGTACGTTAGCTGTCCAAGTTACAGCGGCTCCACCGTCATCTAGAACGGCTGTAGCGGCGAGTAACTGCGCTCCTGCTGAAGCAGTACCAATAAAGATGTCTAAGTCATTACCACTTGAACCCGCAGTAACGAGGTTACCTTGAGGATAAGCGATTAAGTTAGTTAGGACTGTTCCTGCGGGCTGAGCAATCGTAACAATAGTGTTTGTGTCATCTGTAACTGCGATGGTAGCTGTCGTTACTTTTACTTCATTAGTAGTGGTTACTTCTTGATCTGGATTAGTCGTATCTACACGAGCGGCTAATCTACGTACATCAATTGCGTTTGATG